AGTCCATCATTAACACTATCCCCAGTAGTAGCCCCGCGGATAGCATCCATAAGATTAGTATACGCTCCAACGGGGGGTATATCATCACCAACATCACCATCTATAGTAGCAGACTGGGCTTGTATAGTCCCACTGATGGTAGTGGTAAGGTTGATAACACCAGCGATAATAGATCCATTAGAAGATATTGTACCACTTAAGATGTCCACCCCTTGTACTGCACCAGTGAGAGTAGGTGCTTGAGACTGGACAATACCAAATAGAGACTTCGTAGGGGCTATAAAGTTCTGTATACCACCTGTGATAGTAGCACTATCAGAGCTAACTATATTATCACCAACTAAGTCAGCATCTCCAGCGGAGATTGTACCAGATAAAGTAATTACTTTAAGAACACTACCAGAGATAATAGAAGACTGAGCAGCTATAGTGCCAGATAATGTTTCGTAGTTCTCTAAGGTAACAGTACCGGAGATAAACGAGGCAGAGGAATGGAGAGTTCCGTTTACAGTTATTGTAACTGAGGGAGACTCACCCAAAGACCATGAGTCTGTAGACCATGATTCGCTATCCCAACTATCTTTATCAAAAGAACTATTGTCAACCCCAACACTACCTGAGATATTCGCAGACTGTGCTGGGAGAGAATCACTATCCCAGACACCCTCGTCCCACTTAGCCTCATCCCAGAGGGCACCGCCGAGCTTTATTGTCCTCCCTACTGTACCAGATATATCTGCTGACTGAGCTTGTACTGTGCCTGATAAGGTCTTTAGTACATCAGATACAGTACCACTGATACCAGATGATTGAGCCTGTACAGTACCACTAAGGTTTGATTGTCTATAAATGAAGCCGTTTAGTGTGGAGTCTCCAGGTACTACGGTACCTGAGAGAACAACTGCCCGTTCTACCGCCCCGCTAACATCAGCAGCCTGAGCCTGTACAGTACCGGAGATCTGAACTTTATTAAGAATGTTACCAGTGATACCCGCCGCTTGGGAGGTCACTACACCAGAAAGATACTCACCTGAAGGAGATATATACCAACTATCAGGGTCCCACGACTCATCATCCCAGGATAACCCATCCCAGGAATATGCACGAATTACAGTAGCTACCCCAGATATAGAAGAAGCAGAAGAACTGATAGTACCAGAAAGAGTTACAACTCTTTCTACTGCACCAGTCAGCGTAGCTGCTTGAACCTGTACTGTGCCTGAACTAGTAATAATTCGTTCAACTGCACCGGTCAATGTTGCGCTCTGGCTAACTACTGTACCCGAGATAGTGACTGACCCAACGACAGTGACTGTACCAGCTAACGTAGCCGATGGGCTAGATACTGTGCCTGATAAAATTATTACCCTGTCTACCGTACCAGTAAGAGTAGCCGATGGGCTAGATACTGTGCCTGAGAGATTTACTTGTCTTGTTACTGTACCAGTGATACCCGAGCTCTGGCTAGCCAGAGTACCCGAGCTGGTAATAACTCTGTCTACTGTGCCAGTGAGTGTAGCTGCTTGTGCTTGAACTGTACCGAATATAGATACAGCGTTGGTGACGTTGCCTGTTATAGTCGCAGCGGGGCTAACGACTGTCCCACTAAGATTTACCCGTCTTATTACTGAGCCCGTAACCGCAGCGGGGAGGCTAGATAAACTACCGCTAGCTGTGATAACTCTTTCTACTACACCAGTCAGTGTAGCGACCGCTGAACTTACCGTACCCGATAACACCACGGCGCGTTCAACACTGCCGGTCACCGCCGCTGCTGAACTTGCTACTGTACCTGATAAAGTGATGATGGTAAAGTTAGTGACATTACCTGTCAAAGCAGATGCTTGGCTGGATACTGTGCCAGACAGAGTTACTACTCGCTCTATCGCACCTGTCAACCCAGCAGCGGGGGAGGCTACTGTACCAGATAGAGTTACGACTCTCTCAACTGTTCCTGTTAGCGTTGCTGCTTGGCTGGCTACTGTACCAGAGAGGGTCTGGGTCGTATCACTGAGAGTCATTGACCATGAGTCAGGATCCCATGATTGGCTGTCCCATGACTGACCATCAAAGCTGATGTTAGGCACACCAACATCACCCGTGAGAGTGGCAGCTTGAGAAGATACTGTGCCTGAGCTGGTTATGGTGGTGAAGTTATTAACATCACTAGTACCCCCCATCGTGGCTGCTTGGGAAGTGACAGTACCAGAGCTAGTGATAACCCGCTCAACAGTACCGGTCAGCGTTGCTGACTGAGAACTAACTGTACCAGAGAGAGTAATGGGAGCATTTTCATAAGTAACCCTGATGGTAAAGGCAGACCATGAAACGGTCTCGTTGTCGTCTTTACCACTTTTACTGTAGTTGACTAGATAGGCTATTTGGTCCCAGTCAGCCGCAACTGCCGTCCCTGGTGCTGGAGAAGGGGCGCTACCATCCGTTATGGTGTCACTGGAGACACTATCGCCAAGCGATGCAGAACAAGCTGATGCAGCGTCACTACCAACCCCGCCCCAGATATCCGTTCCAGTGGAGGTTTCGATGTTCCAGCGAACACCAATGGTATCATCGGAGGTGCCGTCAGAGGTAACAGTGGGAGTGCCGACTACCGAGACATCGGTAATGCTTTTAGCATCAAAGTCTCCCGGTTCTGTTATTGCTTGGCTACCGCTAGCGCCATCGCCCTGAGCGCTGCCTGCCGGTACGGTGATGTCCCATGTCGCCATTAGACGTAGTTACCATGTTTCAGGTGAGGGTTGACCCCACACTTAGAACAGTAGTCAGCATTCACCCCGCGTCTATCAGGCCAATCTCTACAGTTGATTCCTTTACGCCATGAACCCTTTACGTCTTTTATGTAACGAGGATCTGTTAGTACCTTGTTCCAATTACCAAGCTCTGCTCTGAGAGAACAGGCCCACTTACGAAAATGCCCGTTCTCATCCACATAGTCGCGAATAAGGAATTTGCATTCACTTCCTTTTATATAGCAGCAATGATCATTGCCGTTCCCTAGACAGGGCATGTGGGCCTCCCATGAAATTAAGCGGGGGGCTGATATACCAAGCTAGAGCATTGAACTGTATCAGATGCTGCGATGACCGTTGAACTAATGGTAATGTCACCAGGAACAAAACGGAATATTTCGGTACCACCACTGTTCTCTATTCTCAGATGAGCTACTGTCCCGCCGGTTGCGTTGGTATCATCACTGAACGTACCAAAAGTCAAGTCAGTAGCACCTACAGTTCCAGAAGTAGTGGGGAGGGTGCAGGTGAAAATCTCAGCATCACCTGAACTCCTGCCAGTCAACTGACCGCTGTTACCGACTGCTACAAGTACAGCATCGGAAATCGCATTGCGAGTTGCTGTTACGTGAGTTACTGCCATTTTACTTCTCCTGCTTTAAGGTTTCTAAGTATTCCTTATCGGAATCTGTTAAATGCTCGAGAATTTTCTCGGGCACGTTGTCTGGGTCGGTGAACTTGGGCTTACCATCCTTGTCTCTAACAATGAATGTAGCCACGAAAGTACCGTTACCCGATTTTGCGACTAAATTGCTCATGCTCTTATCTTATCTCCTGATGAACCATCACCGATAAGGTTCTGCCCGACTGCACCAGTCATACTATTAGGGGCGAACAATGAAATACTATCCCCCGCCGCCATCGTAAATATCCCAGGGTCTCCATCCACGATAAGCTCCTTAGTGGCACCCACATAATCATTGACCGTTCTGTGCTGAATATTATAAGCCGTGGTTAAGTCATGTGCAATCATCGTATACCTGTTGTAAGCATCGTTTTGGGTACTGCCTTCACTTAGTGTAAAGCTAATCGCTGACGTATACGTGGCGATACTGGTGTTTAGTATAGCACCTTCGTAACCAATACGAAACTGGTCAAGTACAAAATTCACCGTACCTGCATCAATCGTAATAGGACCGACCACAATAGAGTAGTGGTGTCCACATTCGTAGAAGCCAGCCGTGGTGTTATCTGAGAAATCAATAGAGATACCGTTGATACCAGTCTCGGCACTAAAGTCTATCCCATCAGTGTCTAGTAAAGTGAAACCTGAGGTACTGGCTCGTTCGGTTGTACCTCCATCCTTAAATATCTTTATATCTGCTAATGCAAACCCTGATATAGTGGTAGATACAGAGGGATCATTACTATCAAACGAATGAAAGTAAAAATACTCCGTTGCTCCTGGGTGTATATATTTCATGATATTGGCCCTCCTAGTGGACCTTTGAGAGGGTGTTGTCTAATTTTTGGGATGGATGTGCCTGCTGCGTCTGGAATGCGAACCGCAGATACAAGGCTATCTCGTGCTGAGTTTGAACTTGCCCCGAAACGGCCCGTTGTGCCATCAGCACCGTCTTTACTTCCAGACTTCAAAAAGGTTAAGTCCTGATGGGCAGTAATCCCCTCACCAGCGAGAAATCCGTTGTTACTTGCGGAGATACAAAACATCCCAAGAATAAAATCATCGTCAGTCGTGTTTGAGACTGTTACCTCATGGGCGGTAGTGCTTGAGCCTACCAATGTAGCAACATCAGTGGCAGCATCAGCGCCCGCTACTACCCAGACGGTTACATAAGTTGCTTCAGCCGTATCGTAATTAACGGTTAATGTTCTCGTAGCAACAGCGGGTGCAGCAATTTCCCATATCTCCATTGCACCTACAGTAGCAGCACTAATATTTGAGCTTGTTACAAGCGTTCCTACAGCCGTATCAGCACCCCAATCAACCGATGTTACATCTACAGCGTCACTACCGACAACCGCCGTCTGAAATCCGACTATAATTCTTTCGCCCGTTGCGACAACGACACTGGTTGCGGATACGTCCGTAGAACTACTGCCAGCATCCCCAAGATAAGTATTTGATAATGTTACTGCCATGTTTTATTCCTATGGATAACTTAATGCTTCTGGGTTGCCGTTATTCGGCAGGTCAGGAAGATTTCGCCACTGGTCATTCGGCAGTGTTGTTGGGACGTTGTAGGTGTATGTGTGCGTTCCTGAACTTCCTCCGTAATCTGGAGTTCCACTACCCGCAGCCCCTTCTGCCGAATTTAGCACAGCATTACTCACAACGCTGCTGTTAGTCGCGTAAAAATTAATGTCCCTCATTGTCCATGTTCCGTTGTTTGACCCCGAACCGAAACCGACTCGAATAGCGTCTGTGCCACTTTCTGCAAACCAACAATCGAGATTTTGAATAGTAACACCCGTTACTGGGGAATTGATTATCTGCGCCCACGCATCAGGATTAGTGCTATCCTCGCGCATCCATGTACCGCCATCGATAAACAAATTAGTAACAGGGTCTGAATCTGTCCGAACCATTTTATGGCTTGCAACTAAAGCCGCGCAGTCAAGCCAAGCCCAATTTGTCGCCCCTCCAAGACGCCATCCCCAAGCGTTTACAGTGTTTCCTGAGTTGCTAAAATTACTGTTTGCCCACATCACATTACGAGCGAATGCGCCGAGATTGAACGAGGCTTGCGGATCAGCGAATAGCTTACACATACTATTAATGACAAGAAATCGATTCAAATAAGACGATGCTGATGAATTTGCGAAACGGAACATCTCGGTCTGACCACTGACTCCGAATCCTTGGTCATTCTCAAAAATACATCCATCCATGATGATGTCAGTGCAATCGTAATAAAGACGAAGATAGCCAATATTTCCGCCTGTTACCTTCATGCGAACGGTAGGATCGTCAACAGCGCCAGATGTTCTACCCATCACAATCTGAGACACGACTACGCTCAGCCCCATTTCAAGTTCACAATCTGTTACGCCGCCGAGCCACAATGAACCAACATTACCAGCACTATTGGGGACAATTACCTTTGTGCCGGGAGTGGCAAGTGCATTCTGAATATCTGTCCCAGCCTGCGAACCAGTTGTTGTTATATTAACCTCTGGTTGTGTGATTACAGGTGCAGTGGGTTGCTCTATTGCAAATGGAACACGCGCATAATAGTCATCATAAGAAGTTGCGCTTGCTATAGTTGTTGAGGAGAAGGTGCCGGATACGCCGTATATGGTGAGGGTGGTGTCGGTATCCATACCACTAGTATCCGAACTATCATGGCGAACTTTAACCATGCTTCCAGGAGATATGAATCCAGGCAACGTAGTCCACCCTGTATCATCTATATTATACCCTCCACCAGTAACAGAAATAGGAGAAGCTGTATTTATACCGAGTATCTGTACTTCATTAGATATTTGTTCAGTACTAGTAAGAACATCGATTACATCAATAAAAGTGAACTGAATAGGGTCATAGTCTGATACTCGTATAGTATCACCATGTACAGTTATCGTTGCCACTACCTCATACTCCGGTGGGTGGATGCGGTAAACAAATGCTTCTGGGGACAAAGAATCAAAGTCAAATGATTCTGGATCCCATGATTCAGGGTCAAATACATTTTCTTGGTTCTCAGCATCTTGGGTAATATACTCATAACAATCATCCCTGTTGGTTGATTGCCGAGTACTGCCATCGGGCTTGGTCAACAGACCACCTGGACCGGTAATCGTATAGTAACCTTTTCGGGTAATCTTCATGCTGCATCCCGTAGATCCATCCAAAGGTCAAAGTCCGCTGAATACCGCTTAGCTAAATCAACTTTACGATAATTAGTGTTTACTTCCTCTGCTGGTATCTTATTCTTATGGGCCAGTGGCTCATCGTAGTACAGATGCCAGAGCTTGGATATATCTTCAAACCTATGAACAACGGTGGGGAGAAATTGTCCGTGTGCCGTGGTTAGCATATCGACTTGGCAATTCCAATGTGGATTCTTAGCTTCATCTAAACTGAAGTCTACAAACCGTTCCCAGCTCGTTAGCTGGTCAGGCATCTCCTCGCTCTTTCCACCGAGCTTAACAATGGCATACTCGGTATGGATAGCCAGCCCTTGATCATTAGTGGCCCTGGAATAAGAGTAGGCTGAACGTAAGCGATCTATCGGGTGACGTATCCACCCTACTCTCTCAGAGATATTCTTTACACCATTGTTACTGACGACGGGCTTCTGCCCAAAGAACAAGCGCAGGGAGTGTGTCCCATTCTTAGGGAGACAACTATGTGCTGTATCGCCGTCAACTAACCACATTAGCCAGCCTTCTTGATCGCTGCCATGATTTGATCTACATGGGCTTCCTTAGCGGCTAGGGCAGCTTCGCGCTTTTCAATTGCTTTGTGCTTCGCAACTACGTGCTTTTCAAAGTCAACCTTGCGCTTATTAACCATCTCCTTGAGCTCTGCCAGTTCAACTGCCTCGCTCTCTTGCTCAGCCTTTAACTGCTTCAACTCAGCTCTCTGCACTTTAAGATCATCCTTATCCGTCACTACCTTCCTATTGGCAGTGTCAGCCTTCTTCTGTGCAGCAGCTACTTCAGTCTCCTTTTCAGCTAGGGCAGCGGTCGCAGCATCCGCATCCTTCTTAGCCTTATTCAGCTTAGTGGTTGCAGCTTTCTGGTCCTTAATACCCTTGGTCAGCTTATCATGGTTCTCCTTAAAAGAACCTTTGTTACCTGAGATATCGTTAAGTGCAGTAAAGAGAACGGCTACTGCATCCAATGTTTTGTTTGAGTAGATCATGCTTGCACCACCGATAATTTATGACCAGGAATCACACCGAACACTTCTGTCTCACCCCCCACCAACAGGGTACAGTTTATTCCAGCTTCCGGGTCGGGGCCAAATGAAAGAAAACAGTCACTATTCGCCAATAGACGAATAAACTTAGTGCTGTTGAGAAAGGGCTTACTTTGAGTAGGGGAGTCAGAATACTCAAGAACTTGTACAGGTGCAGGCTCTATCTTATCTTTACTCACGTACTCTGTTAAATTTAGTTCACTCATCATATACCTCTGTTAAGAATTTTACCACACCTATTATATCTGTACAACCGCATTACTTATGCCGATGATTAGAATTATCGGTAATCCAGCCTTCATTACGCGTCATACGAGTCTCTAATTGATTTTGTGTTCGTACCAATTGCTCAAGAACACTTAGCATCTTAGCCTGTGTAATCGCCTGATTATAATTCTCTCGGCGCATCTCAATTATTTCCTGGAGCATGGTTGCACGTTCCGCAGCACCGTCTACTGTTGCCACATTGAGCTGCACCAACCAAATGATGAAGTAGATAACTGATGTTATCATCGTTATCCACAGTGTAGGTTGGCTCCATTTTGCTACAAAATCCTTGAATGAATCCGCCACTAAATGTCACCGCCACCATCCCCTGTGCCTGTGAAGTTATTGATTACTCTACGGGTACTAAGAGACTGATAATCCTTTAAGAACGCCACTGCCGCACCCCCTACGATAGAGACCCACACCGCTGTTGAGATTTGACTAAACTCAAGGGTTGGGTCATTGGTGAACAATGTCACCATGCTCGACATGAAAAGAACCAACGCTGCCACCAATGCACCGATAAGGGTATTCACTGTGGTCTCCTTGCTTCGAAGACAGCTCGCTTGAGCTTATTTTCGTCTCGCAAAGTTCTAAGTTCTGCTTTGGTAATATCACGGCCTTCAATCCTGGCCCTTGATATCATTTGATTGTACTTGGCTGTGATCTCCATCATGGCTATCACGGCATCCATCGCTAATAGTATGTTACTCATCGGTTATCCCCGCTAAGAGAGTTCGAACAGACTGTAAGGCTAGCGTCACATTAGCCGCATTATTGTCGAACTCGATTTGGTCTGCTGCGTCAAGGGCTGCTGTTGCTACGACCATTGATGCTTCAATATTCTTAAAGGTATCGCTTAGTTCTTCCCCTTGGTCGGGGGTCAGTCTACCTTCATCTGCATACAACGTAGCCTTGTCAAGCAGTGTACCATAGCTGATTTCCATTAAAGCTAGTCGTTCGTTATTCGTTTCTGGGCTGGGCATCCCCGCACAGCCAATCAATAATAGCATTGTCAAATAGAATACTGCGTAGTTATATTTCATTCTTACCACCTCGCTCTAATTCGTCTTACATCAATATGAGTGAATGTTGTGTAGTTCCCTAAACCAAACCGACCAGGATACCATTTATCTAGTAACTTATAAACCTTACTCGGCTTTATCCCTGCGACTTCTGTATCTGATGCTTTGCTTTCCATGTGTGTAGACCTACTACTGTAAGGAACATAGTTAGGCTTGAACGCTTTCTGCACTACTTCATTATACTCCACACAACGATTACCCGAATTACAAGTGACGGGTACCTTGTAGTGATCTCGCAGTCTCTGTAATACGGTGATTAACTCAACGTCTATTGTGTCTTGTCCGCAGCCACAATTACATGTGAATTCACTACGCCAGAAATTTTTACTGATGTCACCCATTAGTCAGTCATAAATCCACGGTAATAAAATTTTATCCCGCTCCCGCCAGTCTCATTATTCATCGTCCAAGTAAGTTTAAATATTTGACTAGAATCCAACGGGATAAACACTCTTGTCCAAGTCTTATATTCTTGACCAGAAACACCAGGATCATTCACAAAACGAGCAACTGTATTTCTCTCCTGATTAACTGAAGGACTTACATCGCCTTTACAAGCATAAACCGCAAGTTCGGCTGGGGATGCACCACTACTTATAAGCTCTATGTAGCAATCAAACATAACTATGGTCCCGGTAGATGGAATTTCGTCCATATCTGATAGTATATTTGTAGCACCTGACCCTGTTGGCCCAACAGTTTCAAAAGTGCTTTCAGTTATATTGGCATCGAGATCAAATGCTGTTGTAGCTGTATTACCATCAAGAATCTGTGTATTGCCTGCGCGAATATGTCCTGTTGCTTGAGCAGGATAAAAAAAGTCTTCCAGCACACTGATATCCATGCGCTTAATAACACCGCCATCATTGACGAGCAATTCGTCTGTGCTGGCAAGGCCAGAAGTAAGGGCTGTCTGACCGGTAATAGCATCCACTGTTAAAGTAGTAGCATTCCCTACAGAGGTAACATCACCTGTAAGGTTTGCATTCGTTGTTACGGTATCAGAATTGCCTGTAACATCGCCTGTAACATCGCCTGTAACATCGCCTGTAACATCGCCTGTAACCCCACCCGTCACAGTCACCGCTCCTGGGAATACAGGGTTTATTGTTCCAGTAGGAACACGCATCGCAATCGCATCAGCATCATTCTTAATGGTAACATCGTTCGTACTACCTTGACCAGTAAGGATAGCACCGTCTACTGATGTATACCCTAACGCGGAATTATCGCCTGCTGAAGTATCACCCTCTGGATTCACTGTTCCTGTACAACCGACATCACTCGGTATAGAGGCGGAGAGACCACCCTTGCCAGAACGGGAGAGAGAATCAGTCAGTTCTGTCTCTATATCGTCTGTGGTTGTATTCGCCCATGCACTTGTGATTGTAGTCGCTGTAACTACAGCGGAGAGCGGTAAAGTATAAGTTCCACTACCATTTCTAGCCATTATTCTCTTCCTCTTAAAGCATCTGCTGCCTGATTAACATATAACTCATCCTGTACCACAGGCTGAACAGCCATTGTTCTTTGTATAGCTCTGAATACTTCGAGTACAGGTTGAACAGCTCCAGTCTTCAGTGCTTTTTGTAATAGTTTCTGGGCACCAAGATTACCCATCATAAATTTCTGCAAACCCTCGCTCCCTATAAAGGAACTTAGTCCCGGAGCTACGCCTGGAAGAACACCCATCTGATTACCAAGTGTATGATATACATCACGAGTAGCAACATCAGACTTAGAGGATGGTTTCTCAAGTATTTCTGCCATAATCTTTGCAGTTTCACGAAATGAACCTTGGCTTGCCTCTTGTCCTCTTCTTACTGCGGTTTTCTGGGCAGTATTATAAAGCTGAGTCGGTGTATACTGTCCCATCATACTGGGTCGTGTAGTATCACTCAATATATTCTGCAAGACCTTAGAGTCTTGTCTAGTGTTCGGCCCACGTTTGCCCATATCAAGAGCCATTTGTACATCACCCTTAGTTTTCCTCAGAACTTTCGCTGCAATCTTACCTTTAACAGGATTGAGTGCTTGCCTGAGATTCATCTCATAAGCATCCATTGCTAAGTTACCGGATTGCTGAGTTAGCTTATCTCTAGCAGCGGGGAGCATACCACCCAAGTTCATCACAGCCGTAGCGGTATCTGATAATGTACCACCCTCTGGTGCTCTAGCTTGGCGCAAAGGAATAAAGGTGTCTCTACCTGTTTGTTCCTTGATCATCTCTGTTAATTTCTTAGCAGTAGGGTTCTCTTTTACTAATCCTCTATTAAAGGTACGACCGAGTACTGCCCTAGTCAAATTCAAAGCCCCTGCTGTCGTTGCTCCTAGTGCAGCACCAAATTCTCTCTCATTAGGGTTAGCCGCTATTGCCCCAGCAAGAGCACCCTCAGTAACAACAGGTGCCGCCCTGGAGCTAAGAACTTTACTTACCGTGGGTAGCATACCCTTGCTTTTTAACAGCCCTGAGCCAACCTGAGCGCCCTTGCCAACAAAGCCCAGTGGAGCCAACGCTGCAACTTCCCCTACGAACTGCCCTACGCTCCCACTGGTAGTTTTAGACAGCGGTGACCAGAGCTCTTTACTCTCTTGTATACCTTCATCAGTAGCATCAAAGCCCGTTAAGTCTTTAACTAGATCCCCAGCACCTACCATGTTAATAGCGCCTTCTAGCATACCTGTCGCACCCCTACCTACACCCGCCATGAACTTGTCATAAGTGCTAGTCCCTTCAAGCAGGTCTAGGGGAGCATTAGGATCCCATACAGGCTTAGAGAAGGTCTTTGTAGAATCAGCATTTCTATTAGACTTAACTCTATCAATAGATTGCATAACCGAACTCTTCGGTTGCTTAACTCTTTTAATGGCGTCTAGAACATCACTCATTCATGGTATTCCTACTATTATATAGGTCATCCAATACAAGGCGTTTTTCCATAGGAGTAAGACCATCAAACGCAGCCCTGTCTGTAGCGTCCATACCCTGTACTATCTCACCGTACTTGGTTGCTACCTCTGGGGACAGCGGAACGGGTTGAACTGGGGGAGCAGCGGTAGGTGTAGACACGTCTGGGTTCGCTACAGGGTCTGTTCGTTCTCCGTAACTATACAATCCTTTCTCTGGATCGTAGCCACCACCTGCGATACCCATGATATGATCATAAGTATCATACAAATGCCCATAGTCACCATTGTCAGGTGTTGACTTCCGCTGCACTGTAACATAGCTTGCGAGGTCATCTCTGAGTTGATCGTATAGCTGGTTAACTCGTTGCCTTGCCATCTCAGGCGGCATACCTTTCAGAAGGTTAATTGCATCCTTCCACTCACTCATTTCATTATTAGTCAGTGTAGCACCGAATATCTCGTGCCTGAGCGGTAATTCATAAATCATCTTCAGATTAGCCCACCACATAGCAGACTGTTGAGCCTGTTCATCAAAATCTGGGCTAGCAGCGTATTTTAAGAGATCCGCCCTGGAAGCACCTATCAATGTTTTGTTTAGAATCTCTGTACCGACACCAGTGGGCTGGATATACTCGGGTTTAAACGGTTGCAAGACATACTCATTAAACTTGTTGATAGTATTCGCAGTACCTGTAAGATCTTTAAGATACTTACTACGAGGAGCCTTGAACGCAGTGCGCCCACCACTAGAGGACTCTACTGGATAGAATCCTTGGGGAATAGGTTCTCCTCTATCATCTACAGGCATTCCTTTTTCATTAAGATAAACATCTATTTTATCCCCCTTAATATTAGTATAGAGCTCACCTTTCTTACTCTTCCAGTTCTTAGATTCAGCAGCTTTCCTCTTTTCTTCAGCTTCTCTTGTCTTATTAAGAGCAGACCTAGACTCAATCTGGCTATTAACATTAGACTCATCTAATGCTGCTTTGTCCATAGCCATCTTCAAGGTGTTACCTTTCAATGCAGCATCTGTATCCGCCACAGTACCCCTAGCAGCTTCACGCCTAGCACCCACTTCACGAATGTCCTTACGGCCCCTTGACTTATTGATCGTATTAGCTATGATAGAGAATGGGGAAACAGTACCATACTGATTTATCTGGGGTGCAGGGCTATCCCGCAGAACTTGGGCTTGAGCAAATTGCTCATCCATAGCCGGTAGCTGCTGGGTAGCCTGTTGATTTCTTAATAGAGCTTGCTGAAGAGCCGCTAAGTCCATTGTCATCCCCTACATGTTCATCAACATCATACCGGCCAGAGCAGCCCATCCAGCTGGACCAAGAGAGGCCAAGGCTCCAGTGGCGGCTGGGGTAGCAGCGGCAGTTCCAGCAGCGGGGGTGATACCTGCCGCGCCGACACCGCCTGCCGCACTAGCACTGAGTCCAACAGGACTAGCGCCAGCAGCAAGACCAGGAACCGTGGAAGCTGCTGTCTCTGCTATCGCTGCTTCTTCTGGGCCAAACATAGCGTCTGCTATGGGAGAACGATCCCCCATACCCGCATTGTATAGTTCCGCACCACCAAGGAGATTCTGGCTACGAAGTGTGTTTTCTCGATTCTTAGCCAGTGCTTCATGGTTAGCTCTTGAAATCTCTGCATGTACGTATCCAGGAGTTTCTGGTCTGGTAGCCTTCTTAAACGGCTGAAATAACATTACGCTGATCCTCCGGTAACAATATTAGAAAGGTCTTGTGGAGTTTGACCTTCAGTTAGTCTATTAGCTTCACTTAGGCTGAAGCCTCTCTTAGCCAAGTATTCCTGAATTTCCCTATCACGCAGTGCATTGGCTCGCTCGTTAGTTGATAGTGAAGTAGCTACCTCTCGCCTACCCTCTGCAACAGAGCCAAGCTGGGCTTGCTCATAAGCATCGTTCTTGCCTTGCATAAAGTTCTTAACCGTAGCATCGTAGGCTTGGTCACCAGGAGCTAAACCTTGGTTTCGCAACCTAATCTCCATTTGCTCTCTAGAGTCCCCAAACCTATCTCCTAAACGAGCAGTGGCTTTACCATAGGCAGCATCCTCAGCAGCTTGCCGCTGACTAGCAGGGTCAAAACCTACCACATCACCGAACTGTCCCCACTCCGGGGCCGTGCCCATTTCATTAGCAATTCTATCATCAAACGTAGCGGCTAAATCCCCCCTGCTTTGCATCATACCAAGGCTATTATCTAAGCTACCTTGCAACCTTGGATCAAGTGTTTGGTTTTGAGTCCACTTGGTCGTTTTCTCACCCGTAGCAGGGTCTATTACTTGTTCCGTACCCCAGCGAACATTGCCAAGCGGCCCATACTGATCTGGGCGGTCAGCGTAAGTTACGTCCCTAGCCGTTTCTCGGCTATATTCACCTTCTGTTTCCGCAGCACCAACTACGTCAGGTGGTGAAGAGCTTTTCTTACCCATTACGCAACCTCGTCCAGTAAATATACACAGTTTTCCTTCTTAAGCTCCAGTATAACACAGTCTACCCCTTCTTTAAAAGCACCCTTTAAACGAGCCACTTCAGTGAATCCAATGTGGGAGTTAAACTTCAACGCCTTTTCATTGTCACCAGGAATCAGGGCATAGGCTAGCTTCTTACCCCGTTCTTCAAATATATAAGTTCCTATGACATGCAGAAACTTACTACGAATAATTAATGGATTTTCAATTAAAAAGTGTCCTTGAACACTGGTGTCTGTCCAGTTATCAAGGACACAACCTCCGATATAGTCACCGGAGTCCGAGAGAGCCAAAAATCCACAAGAATCTTCAACCGCCAATACAGGGAGCTTACTATTAAACCAGAGCCAACCAGCATCATCCATAGGAATAATGTTCATGCAAAGCCCCCTTCAGTCCAACCTACATCAAAGGATACCAATCTTGCCTCATCCCCAGCGGAACCTCTAAGTGCAATCGCTACGGTACGTCCCATATTACAAGTACCTTGAAGATCATGCTCAGAACTAAAGCTACCACCAGAACCCCAGATATCAACGTCCCATTCCGCAGTATCCCACACAGACCCTGCCTCAACAGTAGCGTTCCCTGTAGGAAAAATAATCTCTGTAGTAGAGTAATCGTAGAACATTCGAGTTTGATAAGTTAGGTTTGCAACATTTAAAAAGTCAGGCCGTATATACTGACCTATCTTAAACATTCCAGGACTACCTGCATCATTATAGGCGGTTAATAAAGAAAAATCAACAGACTGACCTAAGTAATCATCATCATTAGTATCTAACAAAACATAATCCTTATTAACATTCATAGACATTATTCGGTTATCACTAGTTCCAAAGTACACCGTATTATTGTACTCAATAATAGCTTCTGTCGGTACTCCTCGCCAAAATCCCCACCCCTCTACAGATAAACTCATCACATACTGCAAGTAAATATCAGAAGCTGCCTGTGGAGAAGAGATAACTAGAGAACCTATACTGGGTAGAAACACCGGCTCCCAACCTAAAGAAGTTCCAGTATCAGCTAGGTCACTACGAAGAAGACTAGCAATGGGGTAGGTGAGGCTCTTAAGAGAACCCTTCCTAATGTCTACACCCCTAAGCAAATCACTCATAGAAATAAGGCCAAAAGAGGATAAAAGGTATAGTTCACCACTATGCTCACTAAAGAACCGTCTACCCTCTGGTATCTTACCAATAAAGTAGGTTCCTACTACAGCCCATCCCGTAGCGGTAGCTGTCTCGAGTGTAGAAGGGTCTGCACCCTTATAGACAATAACATCACCAGTAGAACTGACCGCCACTAACAGATCATCTACCCCAGCACCACCGTCAACAGACCAATTAATCAATGCCTTGAGTGTTCCACCGTGGGGGAACTTGCCACCGAAGAAGAATTGGGTTGCCGCCCCAGAGACGGCACCAACACCAAGATACCATGCAGACGTAGCATTCTCTTCTATTAACCAAATACGTTGTTTATGGACAGTAATGAAAGCAATGTCTACCTCATTAAGTCCTGTGATATTAATCGTCTGTATCCAAGTATCCGTGCCCACATCGTAAGTGTGGAGGCCATTCTTACTATCTGCATAGAAAACCAGCTCATTACCGGCTGTCGTAATATAGTGTAGAGAAACGCCATGCCCTGCGTCTGCGGTGGTATCCGTCGTAAAAGTATAGTCTAGTGTGGGAGTCCCTCCTGCGACGGTAACGTCCCAAATACCCTCATTCGTAACCGCAAATAACTTATCTGAAGTTATACCATTAATCGGTATAATTGTCTTCACACCAAGACCACTCACACTTTCTAGGCTTATTTGGTGCTCACCAAACCCAGAACGAACCTTCATCCCATATTCTTCTGGTACTAGGTTATAGGCGTAGATACAGTTCTCAGGACTCATAGCCCCGATAGCTGCTCGTGTGTCTATACCACGATTAGGTGCAGGTAAGAGCGCGGACTTAAAACTTTGCTTTTGAGGTGTGGTAAACCCTTGAGAAGCAGGACTGACGCCGATAACCATTAGACACCAAAACCTGTGTCGCCAGTATTACGGAAAGTGTCCAAATAAGGATATGCCCTGGAACCCCCACCCGCACTGACAATATCCCCAGACTTATCCTTACCTACCAGAAAACCAAATGTCTGGTTAAAATCTGCTTGTGCTTCCGTAGTATCAAAGCCCTTAGCTCCTAGAAACTTGAGTTTGAGCATACGAGTAATCAGAGTACGATCAAAATACGGCTTATCTGCTCCCGTAGCTATACTATCTTTTTCAGTAGTATCATCAACATCTAATACCCACGTTCTACGCTGATATTCAAAGTTAATATCTAGTGCGTCTGGGGGTGGTTGAGGGAATATACTGAACTGACCTTCCTTTAGCCGGAACGATGCGTATATCGTCTGAGTCACTAAGTCACGACCTAGGAGATAAGTCCAATCCTGTGGAGTCAAGGGGCCGAACAGTGGTACATTATTAGCCCGTTCCCAACCTGTCTGGGGAATCATGTATTGGAAGTCTGTGGGTAGGGCATAGTCCCCACTATCCACATCACTGGTAGTTATCTGGTGCTCCTCAGTAAGGAACTCCCATGGATAGGCAAGGCAAAGCTCTTCACCACACGTTTGCAGTAGATAAGTCATCTGTATAAAATGCTTATCATTAGACCCATAAGGATCTAAGTCTACTTCTAGGCCAACCTCCGCCGCTACCCGATTAAGTATGTTATTCGCAGTATCTATGGAAGTTATTGACATAGTTTACTTTCCTTTTTTAGGGGCGGCCTCTAGCTCATCTAACCTGGAAACAAGGTCTGCTATTTGGTCTGCTTGAGTAGAGATGGTAACATCTCTAAGTTCCAACTCATCACGGAGCTGACTCAGCACACCATCATCCTTAGTAGCTTCAAGCCAGTCCTTAGCCTTAGCCTTCCAGTTCTGGGCACCCATGAAATTCATAGAATTATCATTAAGATCAGCTAACTGCTCTACTGTCTTAATGTTCAAAAAAGCCAATTCATCAGCAAAGCTGCGATTAATAGCAGGCCACTCAACTAACGGAGTACCCTCTACAGGCATCTCTATACGTTGTTGAAATGCTTCGTAATGCCTTGGAAATCTTTCCTTATCCTCAACCCTAGCTGGGCGAGTAACCAAGTCCCTAGAACCTGGAATAGTGATTTCAATGTATTCCCGCTCTTTAAAGATGGGCCTACCTTCCTGAGAAGAAGCATCATTATCTTTTACAGACTTAATGTAGAACTTAACAAGTAAAGACTCATCTGCCTTGCTTTGTTGACCTGTGTTAAAGTCATTGTGATCAAATTCTGCTGTTTGCATTGTTATTCCTCTATTGGTGGGTTATTTCGTAAATAATGATTGTGATCCTGGTGTATCTCTTTGGTAGTGTATATCAAATTCAATTAGTCGTGCATCTGCACCGTAAGTATCCGCAGCGTCCCCGCCAATGCGGGAAAGCTTCCAAAAAATCAGGCAGGATATGTCAAACCCTGTCATGTCTATATTCCCACATGAGGAGATAAGTAC